ATACGATTTTCCGGTCTTCAAGAATTCTGACTTGACCTTTTGAAGATAAGATTCAGAATGGTCATGCTTGGGGTGTCTCATCCACTGATCAATCATTTGCTTTGGTATCTCCATTTTCTTGTTCGAGTGTTTCATGAAAATAAATCTACCAAAATCTCTCATACCGTTGAATTTAGAGAAGTGATAATCGTAAATTGGTATAAAAATTGTTGGGATGAATTTCTGGCACCATGTCGACATGTCGTAAGATTCTTTGATGATTCGAACAGGTGTTCCTTTGGGGAAGCTTGACATAACCTCTTCATAGTCGCCCCTCATCATCAATCTTTTGTCTTTACCTTTGGTAAGGATTTCTCTCTTGTCAGACTTAGCTAGTAACCTGCAGATTTCTTCAACAATGTTGAAGAGCACACGGGCTTTTATAAACAATATTATGATTTCTCTCACGCCACCAATTTGATTCTTTTTGAAGATTTGAATCAATATCTCAAACATCTCGCCAGCGGTTCCCGAGAAATGCATTGCCACATCCATGGATGTTTGTAGGTCTTCATCCTTTACCAGATTTGCAACTAGTTCGATAGCTTTCGTTCTCCTACCGAGTTTTTTGACCTCAGCCAGATCTCTGCTATCAATTTGTTCAGTGATTGCATCAACAGAAGCCTTATAAGTCGCGAACTGTGACAAATTCTTTGTGAGTATCGCGTGGAGTTTAACGTCTGTGAGCCATGAACCCATTGATCCATAATTGTCCATATGGCTATCTTGGAGTTTGACCCCCAGGGACACCGCTCTATGGCTGTAGTAGTGACTTTCTGGGTTGGATGAATGGATGTGGTTTATGTCCTGCTGTATGGTTGTTGATCCCATTAGATAGTCCAGTTTTGATGTGCCACTCCTGGATGCAATCTCAGAATCATACTTGGATTCTTCCTTCAGGATCTTTGTTATTATGCCCATCGCATCTTGTGTGGAGTTCTGTCTATCTTTGTTGTATGCCATGCACCAATATATTTCATTCAAGTTGTAAGACAAGGGGACCTGATCATCTCCAAATGTGAACAATCTAGGAAATAGACCAGGAACTCCAGTGGTCGTTTCGTCATACATTCCTGTCTCACTGTCACGAGATATTGATTTAAGCTTGACGAGGTCATGAAGTGGTGTTTTACATAGTTTGATGCATGTTTCGACAGATCTTTGAAGTATATGAGATTGAAGGTATGAATTGACACGCTCAGGGAATTTGAA